CAATATTAATATAATGCTCTAAGCCTTCACCTGAGTTTTCGTAGCAATCAATAATTCTAATTTCGCCGCTAGTTCTTCGTTGAGCAAAGGTAATTACAGTAGAATCATTCATGCCTAAATCCCACCAGGTTTCTACTTCTAAATCTTCTTCTATATCAAAGTTTGTAACCTTGCCTGACTTCTCTAATTCTTCAATTGTAGATCCAAAATAAGAACCACTTATTCCAGCTTGAAATGAGCATTCAAATTCTTGATCGTAACTTTCTGGCGACATAGTTTGTTTGGCTGCATCTAATTCGTCTTGAGCTATAATCTTAGTTTCCGAAGCTTTGAAAACAGCTGTGAACCAATCTTTATTTTTCTTAGCCTTTTCATGTAATTCGTAGAACCAATTTCTTCCCATTGGCGTACCGATAAATATTGCGAAACCTTTCCTGTCGGAGAGGCATGGTCTTAAAATAGTATCAAAGAGGTCTGGCGAAAGATTCTGAGTTTCGTCACAAACTATACCGTCAAAGTATTGACCTCTAATAGCAGCACTATTCTCACCGCCTAAAATTTGTATTCTGGAATTGTTTATAGGAAAGTCAACTCTTAACTCAGACTCATTAAATTTAACACCTGGAATTGTGGCAGAAAATTGTTTCATATAATCCCATGCTGTACTCTTTCCCTGCAAACGGTACGGAGAGATGAAAGCATATCTAGGATAGGGTTTACTGGACGTTAGAGCTGCTCTAATCAAGTGGTTGATAGCAAAGACAGTCTTACCCCCTCTCCTGTGAACTATTACTACATTGAAGCGGTTCGTATCGCATTTTTCATGCAAAAAATTTTGGATTTCTCTTGGTGCGTATGGAATTACAATTTGTTTCATATTTTAAAAAGCACCCCCCCTAATGTAAAGTTTTGTTTTGATTTAAAAAATCTTCTTCCAGGACAAACTGTTCTTTAATAAACAATGAAAAGTCTTCAGCATCAGCTTTATCTTTGAACCCTTCAAAGTGAGTAATAACTATTGGTTTTTTTGTTACTTTATTCTTGATTATAAAGATCGTTGTTTTTAAGAATTTATCATCCATGTGTTTATGCCTTGTATCAACATTATTCTAAGAGGTAACTCTAAAAATGGGTGTACCCACTTTAAAACCCCCCCTATTTACCAATTAGCTTTCATTTATCTAGTTTTTATTACTAGTGATAACTTATAGGTTATCAATTGTAATGTTCCGATAAGTAATCGTTATCGGAATGTTCGCTAAATGTTCTTATATATTCCCTTCGTATGTAATATCTTGTAACTTTGTGTGTAAATTATACAGACTTCTCATATACTTCAACACTTCTAGACCATAATATTGTGACATATTTATCACACTTAACTGTATTTGTGACATATTTACCACTATGGTTTCGACCAACTGATGGTCAATGGTTGGTTTTTATCTGAGTTAATGCTTAAAACCTCCGCACTTTTACCATATCTCTTAGCATTTAGCTTAGAAGCTGACCATTGAGAACTGGCTACAATAATTTTATAAAGATTAACCAGGTTTTGTGCAGCTTTGGAATCTAATTCACCAGACTCAATTTTAATCTCAAGCTCTTTTCTTTTATCTTCAAGCTCTGAAAGTCTAAGATCCACCGCTAACTCTTTAGCTTTAATGTATCGACTCATTAAAACATCATCTTTGATTAAATAGTTCCTAAAAGATTGCCAGGTAAAATCCACATCATCTCTGGAGAATACTTCTCTAATGGTTAAGCCATCAGCGATTAAGTTTAAAAGCTTATCAAATAGTTTTTCGGTTAATTTTTTTTTACGTCCTGCCATTTTAATTTCTTTAGGGTTACTGGCAGAGTTAGAAAGAAAGGGAAAGACTCCACCAGTAACAGTTATATAACTAATAGACCAAAGCAAGGGAGCTTAGTAGCCTTCAAATATTATAACACTATATATAGTAATTACAAATCAAAAGGTTTCTTTTTAGGCTTAAAACTTCTAGTCGTTAGTGTAATAGGGTTTTTTTTAAGTTTACCAGAGTGCATTAGATTATCTATTATTCTCATGCAAGTAAACGAACCGTATAAGCCATCATTTATAATTAAGTACATTTGATCGAACGAAAGCATCCCATTTTCAAAGTCTGATTGTATTAACTCATTTATTTCAATCTTCTCAGGGGGGGTATAATTGTTATTATAACTCTTTTGAAGTGGTTTATTATTATATAAATAATCATTCATCTTTAAATCCTTTTAACTTTTTAAATCCCTTACTATTATTGTTATTACTATTATTGTTATTACTCTTATAATGGTACCCAAATTTAGGGTAGTCTGGTTGCGTAGATTTTGGGTAGTCTGGTTGCGTAGATTTTGGGTAGTCTCTAGGTAGCATCAAACTATATTTGTTGGCACTTGATAACCTGTGGACAACTAAATATCCGTTCTCTGTGAGCTCCTTTTTTGCCTTCTGTAATGTATTGATTGATATGCCTAATTTTAGACATAAATTGGAGTTTCTTAAGTTCCTATAATTAGCCGATAAGCTCTTTATATAACAAAATAAGACTTTTGCGTCATTTGATACCCTGTTATCATAGAATAGAGCATTTGGGATCATTACAAACCCTTTTTTTAATTTATTCATATTCCTTTTTTTCATCCTTGCTAGACCTCCTTATATACCCAAATTCTGGGTAGTCAATAAAGAACATTAAGAGAACAAATTAATTTAAATAATATGCTTTTAATGCTTGACAGTATAGAACGTATATAATACAAGAATAGTATGTTTAAAACAAATCAATCAAAGGAAAGAAACATGACAAAGTTTAAAACAAAAATACAGTATGTAAGCTGGAACGATTCAATTGTTGGATCTAATAAAAAAGCAGACATTAAAAAAACTAAACTTGAAAATCAAGGCTACATTTTAAAAGCGACTCAAGCTGGTTTATTTTCTGGCTTAATGATTTATGAAAATACAAACTATAAGAAAGGGATATAATGATTAGAATTAAACAAATAGAAGGAACTTTTAAAACTTGTTATACTTTAATTGATGATGCAACAGACAAGAATGTTGGATTAGCAAAGGGTAAAAATTGGTTAATAAAAAGACAAGCCTGGAATCTTTGCAATAATAAAGATTACTTAACCAATCATAAAAATACAGGTCATTACAACAAAATCACAAAATGTTGGTTTTTTGATAATGATATTGAAAACTTTATGGACGAAGGAAACAAAAATATAGAGATTGCTATAACTACAAGATTAAACAACAACCAATAGAAAGGGTAAAACATGACTACAATAAGCAATAATAGAAAAGAAACTTTAATAAATAAAGCTGCTCAAATTTTAGCAGATAAAGAAATAGGTTTTTCAAATGAGCAAATAGAAACCTTAAAAAACTCTTATGAAGATTTAAGAGGTAAAAAAATATCATTTGAAAAAGGAACTGCTTTATCAAAATTACTAGATAAGCAGAATTTAACCAAAACACAATTAAAGCAATTAATAGAAGCAAAAATTCCTTTTGTATCTGGTTTGGCTTTAAATAAATTAATTAAGAAAGGAAAATAATCATGAAAATATTATCAAACCATGAATTAAAAGACATGGGACAACCAATAAAAGAAACTACTTGCTGGTTGTTCTTTGAAAAAGGCAAGATTGCAAAGCATACTATTGAAGGGTTTCATATTAAAAATGAAATTAAAAGATTTAGAGCTGAGTTGTCTTTTAACAATCATCAACCAATTAACAATACTATTAATTAAATAGAAAGGGTAAACAATGAAAAAATATATTTACTACGTTCTAGGCTTTACATTTGCTTTAGCGGTATTTGTAACTCTAATAATGATGATACTACACCAATGGGCAACACAAGGCGGTTTATAATGGAAACAATAACCAAGATAAAAGTAATTAGAATCTTAAAAAATCATGGTCATAATAATTACAATGAGCTTAAAGACTTTATTAAGGATCTAGGAAATAAAGAAATATACAAATTACAACAAGTAAAGGATTGGTTAGGCTATTAATGAAGCTTAAATATAGAATCTTTAAATACATTAAAGAGTGTCTAGGCATAGAAAAGCAAGATAATAGCCTTATAGAGCTTAATAGAACAGAAGTAGTTGACTTGCCAGAGGATTTGGTTATTAATTTAAACAATGAAGAAGGGGAAAAAAATGGAAAGAAATAACTTCGGTTATCCAATCATAAAAACCAATAACATAGATAAAATAGATAAGATGCTAATTAAATTTGATAAGGCTCAACATAGAGCTGA